GCTTCAGTGACAGCGCGATCGCACTCGCGCCGGCTGCTCCATAAAACGATCTTCGTATCCTCATCATCCATTGCATTGAGCCGTTCGATTGCGTTGCGGTTCGGCACACGCGCCTCGTAATTGTGACCGTCAGTGTTCTCGGTCAGCACTCCATCAATGTCGCACGCTACGACGCTGATGCCGTGCTCTTTGGCCGCGTGAATGATTGTCCATTGCCGCGCTGCCGGATACTTGTGCAGCTTCGTGAAGTATTCGTCGAACATGCGATTGCTGATGCGGGTGTAAGGCAAATCGTTAGAGATGAGTGCGCAAGCTTTGCGGAAGCAGGCAGGGCAATCACCGCACGCGCTGCCAGCAACCGGCGAGTAGCAGGAAAAGGTTTTTAGCAATCGCTCCTTGTCATTCCCTGCGATCAAGTAAATGCCGATCGCTTCCGCTTTCGTCGTGCACCAAAATGGTGAACGCACTTTGATAACGCGTCCCGCTTGTTGCGTGAGGATTTCGGACATTGCCTCAAACGCAGCCGGTGTCTTGTCCGCGCAGAAGTCGTCAGCCATGCCGCCCATCCAGACGGTGTCCGCTTCGGCACAGCTCACCGCGATTGTGGCGAGCAAAAGATTGCGGGCAGGGAAGTATGTTCCACGTGGAACAATGGTCGGCACGTCCATTGTAAGTGCCTGTGGCCAAAGGTGGTTAACGGCTTCGCGCTCATAGAAAGCTTCGCGTTGCCCGTAATCAATGAAGAGCGGTTGCGCGTGCGGGACATGCGCCGTGACGAGCACGGAATCAATGCCGCCCGATACAAGCGCAATCTCAGTGAACATAACTTCCTAACGGTATGAGGTTTTCTTCAATCGCCACGGCATCGAAGTGCGTGTTCCAAAGGCAACCTGGGCAATCGGCAACGGCTTCGTTTTTCCATCGCTCCAAGTCTTCCGCCCACAGCTCGTCCCAAATCTTTCCGTGCGGATACGACTTCTGCCAATCGTCGCACGGCAGCACGCAACCGTCGCTGTTCACGGTGAGCCAGCCTGCTTTGCGATTGACGCAATGCCAAGCTTCGCGAATGCGGCCGTTGTAATGCGATGCCAAGAATTGCAGATAGAGTTCAGACGCATGAACACGGCCGCCGCCGCGCTTTAACGCCACGAGCTCAGTCGCCATGACGCGAACGTCGTCCGCGCTCGCTTCCACCAGCCCGCCTTCATCATTGCACTTCGACAACGGACCAGCACCTGGGTGGTAGAGGTCGAATAGGAACCACCAGCCTTGGTCGCTTGCCACACGTGCCATGTCGGGAATCCGTTGCACGTTGAGTGCGCTAACGGTGGCAACGACGCTTCTGTCACGAACGAAACTGTATTTGTGCAGGATATGCTGGCCGTCTTCACTTTTCTTTTCACGATCCAAGTCTCCGTAAACTCCGTCCCACGAAACGGTGAGGCTGTCGAGCGGCGACGTGTCGAATAATTTCCTGAGCAGCGGCGAACGTGGCAGCGCCGTGATGATCGTAGCAGCCTGCCCGCTCTCGTATATCGCCGTGATCACTTCAGCGAGATACTTGGGGCGTGTCAGTGGTTCGGCGCCATAGATAGCGACGAACTTGCTGCCTAACCGGCGCATGTTAAGGACGCCACGCTGCCACTGCTCAAGCGTTCCCAGGTGCGTAGGCGAATCGATGGGCATGGCGCATCCAGCGCACCGATACGGACAAGCACGCGACCACAACAGCTCGATCTTGGTGATATTCATTTCGCCTTGCTAATCGCCCACAGGATTGCTTCTTCGGGCGAGCCTTTCTCACTACGCGTAACGAAAGCGTTGACGATGTTGGTTTCCTTTGCCGTGAAGTTCAGGATCATTTGCAGTTTGCCTTCCGCGCCATTGCCTTTCTTGTTGCGGTCCTTCTTGTTCTCCGGCCACTCAAACTGCGTGATCTGTTCGATGTCGGAGATTTGTCGCGCATCGAACGGCAGCGTTTCCAATAGTTCGTCCTCGGAAAAGTCTTCCTTCATTTCCTTGAACAGCTTCGACAGCTGAACGTAATCGGTCTCGAAATGCGTCTCGTTAAGCTCGACTGCCATGCGCATCGCTTCTCGTTTGCTGATGTTACCGAGATCGCAGACGATGACTTTGGTGATGCGCAATTCAGTCAGCGCGTCGTGCCGGTGATTGCCGTTGACGACCTCAAACTTGTCTTTCAAATGGCGCACACAAAGGTTCTCCACTTGTCCGTTGCGCCGGATATTGGCTACAAGCTTCTTGGTGAGTGCTGCGTCTTCCTTTTTGTAATTCCATTCCGCTTTCACCAGCTTCGCCAGCGGAATGACGCGGTAGCGCCGTTTACCTACTGCCAGACTATTCCCCGTGCTGTCCATAGGTCCGTAAGATACTTCGCAAACTTCTCGTATTGTTCAAGCGCCGTGCGAAAGAGGTCGCGGTAACGAAAAACTTTGTCGCGGTCACAAGTGATCTTCGAAAGCGGTTGTGCCACGCCTAACGCGTGCTTGAATCGTCGCGCTACGTCCGTGCGGTGAACAGGTGACATTCCCTTTCCGTTGAAGCGCATGAATGTGCCGCTCCGATACACCATGCTCCAGCTGGACGAATCGCTCGAGTAAACGGGAACGTGCGTCAAGAATTCCTTTGAGACGGTGGCAAAGATATGGACTTTCACCTGTCGCTCGTAACAGCGGCGCACAATGTCGAGATAATCCGCACGCGACAAAACTTTGCTGCCGCCTAACGGCGCTTTGCTGCCTTCCAGCGCAATGTAATACCAGCCGCCGCGCAAGAGCTTCGTCACCGCTTCGCGTGGCTCGCAAGTGTGATACACCGGCCACAACCGCTTCTTATCGCCGCGCACTGCTTCCAGCAGACAATCGCGCTGCCACCGCTGGAACTTCACGCCATGCAACTGCACCGTGTCCATCTCCACATAGGCATTGATGAATGGCAGCGATTCGGAAATGAATTGCGCGTAACGCCTCACGTATTCCTTGGGCGGCGGCAACCGGCTGTTCAGTTTGATCACGCTAATACCGCTGCCGCTTGCGGAGAAGTAAGCGTGAGCGCCGCTATCGCAGACGATTGAGCGCGGCTTGTGCTTGCGCAATGCAACGAGCCGACTGACTTCCTTGATGTCATAAAAACTGCTGAACAGATCCAATCCGCTGAACACTCCAGTCATCTCCGTCACGGTCGGAAATGTTCCTGCTCCTGCACAATGGATTTTCATCAAAAACCCTCTAAATCGGCCGCTACGGGCATAAAAGCCCGCGCCACGCTTGCGCGTATCGCGTTTGTTTGCACGCAGGCGTCTCCGGATACCCGCCTGCGCACAAAACGCGATTGCATGGCGTCTAGAAGCTTATGCTGAATTCAGCATAAGCTTCATGTGGAAGCCACCGATGCCACCTTGGAACTCAGGCTTCCGAAGAGGCCGGACGTCGGCGAAGTGGGTGTGACGTATGGCGTATTGCCCGGCGGCGTGTTAGGTCCACCCGCGCCGATGACAGGCGTTTGCGGCGCGAGCGGGTTGCCGGCTGAATCGACAGGCGCACTCGGCCCGATCGGCCCAGGTTGCACGTAAGTGACTGGCGCTGGTGACAAGTCTTTCTCGTTCATGATACTGTGTTCTGCATATGGATGTAAGACAGCTGGCCGTTTTGCAAATCAGTCGTAGCCACTGAATCCGTGGCAATGTTGCACCGCGGCAGGTAAGGCGAATTGTTCTGGCCGCGCCGATCATACCAAACATAACTGTTGCCGATTGCGGTAATATCGGTGCCGTTGGTGTCAGCGGTGAGTCCCGCGTTCCATTCAAACAAGGACGGATACGCCGCATCCATCGTCATCGAGCCACGCGTCGAACATTGGATTGCTCGCCAATTGCACGACATGACGTAAGTGCCGCCCAAGAACAAACCGCCATCGCACATGATGCCGTAGAGACAATGGTTGAGGTAAACGATGGTGTAATCCATGCCGCCTGTGATCGAACCGACTGCCATGCCCGCGCCACCAGGGCAGATGCCTTGGCCGCAGCCGTTGACGTAAGTGCGATCAAAGGCCGTGATCGGACCTGTGCCGAGAATTCCGAACGCGCAGTTAGCGGCAACGATTGCGCCGACATACGGCCACGGGTGATCGCATTGTAAACTCCATGCACCGGCAAAGAGATTGAATCCGCGTCTGCCGCTGAAACACCAGACGTTCACCAGAGCGCCGCCGATGCCGCCACCGTCGATGATGTAGGTGGTGTAGTTCATCAGGTTGTTGCTCGGCGCAAGATTGCGCGGATCGCCTACGCAACAAACGTTCTGCATCAAGCCGATGCCGAATGGAAAATTAAACAAGCCCGTGAGCACAGGCGGTGTCGTGTTCATCTGCACGACAGTCGGCAAGCGCACCAAGCGCGGACTGCTGCCGCCGGTGTCCGTCTTGCCATAGATCGGCATCCCGCCTTGATCGTAAGTGTTGCAAGTGATCAAGCCTGTCCCGATGGACTTGACGAAGCAGCCGCCGCCGTAGCCCCAAAACGAATCGAGGATCGCGCAGTATTGATTCACAGCCCAGCCGGTCGTGCTGGCGACATGACAAACCTTATCCGCACCGGATCCAGGTGTGATCGACGTGATCGGCGTCACCACTGGCGCTTCACCGATGATTTTGATTTGGCTTGAGTTCGGGTGCGAGAAGTTGATCGCTGCCGTCACCAAGAGCGGCGCGTGATTCAATTCGTGGATATGAATTGTCGCGTAGTATTGCGGCGGGATTGTGAACTGTAAGAGGTAATCGTGCGCGGCTTGGATGGTGGCAAAGATTGCTCTGTTAGGTCCGGCCACGTAATCCGGATTATTCATCGGCACGTAGAGATCGAGATTGTTCTGCAACTGCGCCGCTGAAATGATGACGCGGTCGGTGTAAGTCGTCTTATCGAGAAGGATGCCGACGCCTGCCACAGCGCGTTTGAACTGGAAGACGTTGCCTACCCGCCCTGCATACCAACCTGGATCCGTGAGGTCGTCAGTGGGAATGTTCTGGCAATCATACGTGCTGACCTGCCCGACATTGACTACGACGCTTGTAGCGCGGTCGATCTCGACGTGAATGTCGAATGCCCAACTGTTTGTGCCGCCCGGCGTGACTGTTTGCGGCGGATCAGTGTAAACGTTTGACACGCAGTAAAGCGAATCGGTCGTCTGTGGCACTGGCGACGGCGGCAAGATACCTGGCTGAGTGCTTGGCGGCGGCGTTCCTGTGCCTGTGATTTGCGCCGATGTGGTAAACGCCATGATGCCTAGCTCGCGCAACTGGAACGGCGGCCCTGCTGGCATATCCCATTCGTTAAGCACGCCGCTTACCAACATCTCGCCATTGCCCAAGTCTTGTTTGCGCGTGATCGTGACGTCCGCGCCCCAGTGAATGAGCTGCGTCAGCGGGTAAAGGTCGCTGTCCTGATTCGCCGTGCCGCTGCCGACAACGATCCGGCTGATGTTAAGCGTCTGGCCAGCATCCGCTTGCCCGAGCATTGTGATGCCGATGTTAGTGAAGACTTGGATGTTAAGAGCCATGTTATGTAGGTGTCCTTATAGTTGCTGCCGCAGATTGTATTGTCACTGTCATCAAATCCCAACCGAACGCATAAACGTGACCAGTGCTCGGCGTCGGTTGAAGCGCAATGCCTTCCGGCCAGCGCGAGATCGGTTTGAAATACTTTATGAGGTCAATGATTGCCGGCACTTCACTTTGCGGAATCACGTTGTTATCAACGATGACGCGGAAGCGGTAACGATCATGCCAGTTGCCGCCGCCGCTCGCTTTATTCCAGAGCTGGTTCTCCACGCCCGAGCCGCTGTCTGTGAGATTAATGGCCGCGCCGCCCGCTGTCGCTGACACTTGGAACTGCTGCGGTGTCCAGTTGAGAATGTAATAGGTCGTGCCAGCTACAAGCGGCGCAGGCAACGTGTTGCCCGTTGCACCGATTTTGAAATAGACCGCTTCGCCTTCCTTTACTGATGCCGTCACACTGAACCAGTCCTGCGGAACATTGACGTCTTGCGGTCGGAACGTGGCAACCTGTTCATCAACGCTGACAATCGGAAACTGCGGCGGGAACGGATTGTAATACTCCCACCACTCTTGAATGTAAGGCGGCGTCTTGTAGAACGGTGGCCCGTAAAACATATTCAGCACCTGGTTGACCAGATCGACGGTGCCTTTTGTTTTGTGCCAGACGATTGAGAGCTGGACTAACTGCTTCCGAAATTCAAAGTCTTTTGTCGGATCGTAAAAGTCCACATGGAACTGCCAAGCCAGAACGTCCACGAGCTTTTCATCCGTTAGGTTCATGATGTTCGGAATCATCACGACTTGGCCGGTGTCGTCGATGATCTCATACATCTGGTTGTCGAACGCGGAACAACCCGACTGCACCTGCCTGTCGTATTGGATGGAAGGCGTGCAGTTCTCGATGAGCTGGCTGCCGCGTAGCGTTGTGCTCATGCGTCTTCGAGTCCTTGGAAGGTGATGACAAGCGGCGGCACTCGCGCATGAATAACAAAGGCGAGAGATGAACCCGTGCCTGCTACGGTGTTCTTGGATAACGTGATCTGCGTCGGACTCTGCACCGACAGGATTGTCGTTGCGGCTTGAATGTTTGTGCCAGTGATCGACAACCCGACGTCGCTCTGCTGAAAGTTCGCGCTCGCGCTGTTCCACACCGGCGAGTTGCCTGTGGTTTGGCCGTCTGTGAAACTCTGATCGACATTGGGCGCAGTCGGATCGCACACGGCGAGCTGGTTGTAAGCCATGGATTGAAAGTTCGGCATCGGCGCGTTGATGACGATTCGTTTCGCGCCAGCTTCAAGGCATCGCTTGATGAGTTCATCGCCGTTGATGTCACGCGAGATGTAACTGCGCTGCCATTGAATCCAAGCGTTGACGGCCGCTACGACGTTTGCCTGAATCGTGGCGAGCAGCACTTCGTTATCTGTCAGCACCCAGTAATCGACGTTCACGTTGTAGCTCACCACAGTCGGCGCGAACACGCTGACGTAATCGCTCACGGGTCGCCGCGTCTTCGCGCTACAGCTCGCAAGCACGGCATCAAGCACTCCTTGGTTGGGCAGCGTGCCGCCTGTGCACAGCGGGTAAATCCAAACTTCACCCGCGATCGCTGGCGCAGAATAAACAACCGCTTGGATAATGGAAGGATCCGCAGAGAGTGCCCAAAACTCATACGCATCATGAGGACCGCACGTCGAATACGATTCAATGGCAAGCCAGATGCGGTAACGATACTGATCGTCACTCTCCGTCTCCGCACCGCCAACACTGGTGTCGGTATTCGTCACCGTGAGTGCCCATTGCTGGTTCCAGTTGATGATCGCATTGATTTGCCCCGGCAAGAAGCCGTTGCCGGTGACTCCAGGTGCAACCGCTTGCGCTTGCACGGTGCCGATGAGTTGTCCTGCGGGAATGATTAAATCAGGAACGGAGATCGACGCTGGCAGCGTGGCGAACAACACATTGCCAGCCGCGCATTGCGTGCCCACCGGAATCCGCGCATCGAATGCCAGCACGGTCGTGAGCGTGAATTGCAACGTCACCAGCGCGGGAGCCGCTTGCAAGCGCAAAGCACGGTCGCCATGCAACGCCGCCAAGTTATCGAGATAAGCGTCGTGCGCGTATTTCAACAGGTTCATCTTCCCCGTGAAGTCGATGATGGTGCGTTGCTGCGAAAGCCAATCGCACACCACTAGCAGGAACAAGCGCACCGGATCAGCTGGCGCGAGTGTTTTGGCAATGTTGGTGAGCGCCTTGAATGCGGTCTGATAATCAGCAATGACTTCACTGGCGATAACAGCGGGATCTTTGACGGCGAAATCAATGTCAGGGACGAGATCGACGCCATACTGCGGGACGATTGAAAGGAATGGCGGTGTTGTGAGAGTTCCGTTGCTCATGCTGGTATGATGTAATCCTCCTTGCCGTTGAACAGGTTCTGCTCGCTTTTACGGCGGCGCGTGAGGCCGCGCAAGACTTTGCCGCCAGCTTTATTCCATTTCGGGAACTCCGCTGCCGCGCCTTCATAATCGCCGGCGTTGAGTTTCTTGCGGAGCGTGGACTTGGCCAGCCCGCCGGTATTGAAATCGAAGCTAACGAGCGCATCGAACTGATCGTCGGTGAGAACTACCGTAATCAGATTTTCAACACGCTCGCAAAAAGTCATCATGTCATGCGCGAGCAAAGCGTGAGCCTCTTCTTCGCTGATCGTTCTGCCCTTATGGACAGTGCCGTCATTGTGCTTTAGGCCAGTATGGCCCCAGCCGATTGTCCAGATACCGACTGGATCCTGGTAAGCTTTCAGGAACAAGCTCTCGAAGTGCTTCACCAAAGCCAAGCCGCGCTCTTTGATTTGTCTCATTTGCCGTTAGCCTTTCCGTTCATCATCTTCTGCACCGGCTTCAAGCCGAGTAAGAACGTTGCAATCGCAAAGCCGTAAGCAACGCCGCTTGAGTTCGTGACTTTGAATCCGAGCAGTTCCATGATCTGATCAACCGTGGTTGAGGTAGCCTTAAGCATGACGAGCGCGACAGTAACAACGCAACCGCCAATGAAGCGCGTGCGATCATCGCGCCACCAATCCGTGAACGTGAACGCGATAGGATGCGCTCGCCAGTAACTCATGAAAAGCGCGAGCACCCACACGACAACACAACTAATCACGTTGAATACGCGATTCGGCCAGATCGGCAGATGATCGGTGCCTTGTGCAATAGTGGCCAGCAATTCAAAAGTCATCTTCGTCTTTCTCCACGACTACGTTGTTGCGATGCAGCCATGACCGCACACCGAAGAACGCGCCGAAGCTTGCGCCTACGAAGGAGCAGATCGCGTTAACCAGCAGTAGAGTGACGACGCTCATGGCGCATTCCAAGCACAGTAACCAATCCAGATCAGCACCGCGATAAACGCGACAATGACCGCTGTTGCATACCACGTTGGCCCGTTGCGCAGTTTCATGTTTTAGCGAGCCGGTTCTTTTCCTTTGGCGCGGGCGCGTCGCCGTTATCGGCTTGCGCTTCGCGTTGAAGGTTCTCTAACTCGGCGATCGCGCCGACGAGTTGCTGGAAACGGTTTTGGTTCTTTTGAACTTCCTGCCCGAACTCGATGTTGATGCGCTTGTTGTCTTCTACCATGGCATCATGGCGGTTGTTCAGGTTTTGAAGTTCCTCGCGTAGTTTGCTGATGCGTTGTTCGATGTTCATAGTTTTCAAAACTCAATGATGCTTACTGCGGTGGTGTTAAGCTTTGCTGT